CAGCACCGCGTGTGCCTAAAAGTGAACGCATACCGCCAAGGCCTAGCTCATCTTTTTTACTAGCCTTTGACAAATCAGAAAGAAAATCCAAAACACCCATAGCAAATATTTACTTCCCGTATTTTTTCGCAAGGCATTTGCCAGCACGTTTACACGCTGCGGGGGTGGGGCAACCTTTACATGGTTTCATGTCATTATCCTCTAGCTTTTTTGCACATTAGCACAGTTTAATTAATAATACCACGCAGGCTGCATATCACACATCCTCAATATCCGCTAGAACCTTCTCCATACGCGCATTTAGCTTCCAATGCCCAGCGCGCCACCTTGCTGCGTGCTGAGCATCCTCCAAACTTAAACCTCGACCAATGTATGTTTTAATCCACTGATTCATGCGGATGTTTTTCATCTTAGGTGACAGCTTGTGAAACGGAACTGGCTTCATGCAATACCCTTCAAATTGCGCTTAATAGATTGCTTCCAACTTGACATCGCGCCAGATAACGCAGTCGCAGCGTCGCTGGCCATTGTCAGGCAAAGCGCATCCGCAAGGTCAGGCGATTTCAACCCACGCTTGCGCATCTCATCTTTACTCTCAGCCTTCATCTTGCCTGACGATGTAAACGAGTAACGTATCGCAGTTAGCTCCGCGAGAAGCTGATCGTCCTTCGGCAGCTTGCACGACCTATCCTCAAGCCAACCCTTTGTCTTAAACCAAAGCTCGCTGCGAAGGTTCATGTGCGTCTTGCCCATAGCAGGAGCCTCGCCCACGTTAATGCCCCTGACTGGCGCGCCAAGCTCGCGCAGCCTATCAACCACACCGCCGCCAACGCCAATACTGTCAACCAAAATCTCGCTAGGCCGCATAGAAGGCGATAAGCCTTCGTATTCGGCCATAACGCGGCCGACAGTCTGCATCAAATCCAAACCCTGCCAAGACGTAATCTCAGTCACAACATTGCCATACCGCTTGCACAGCGCAGTCTTGTCCGAGCCAAAGCGCGCAACGTCCAAACCCCAAATAGGCTTAACGTCAGGCGTTACCTCAACGTCACGATGTATCGCGCTTTCAACCAAGTGGAACGGAATGATCGTGTCATCATCCGCCATAGGAAACTCGCCAAGCACACGAATGCGAAACGCATTGCTGTCCTCGCCATACCTTGCGCGCATCTCATCAACAAACTCGTCAGACACAAGCGGACTGTCAACGCACGACCAACGCCTCGTCCACCAGCTATCCGCCATCCGCGTCTGACTTTCGTAAAACGTGCCAGACGAACGCGTTGGGTTGCTCAGCAAAATCGTAGTCGCGGCGTGGCCAGACATTGAGCCAGCAGCAGCCTCAAACACCTTCTCAGGCACACCAGAAGCCTCATCCACAACCAACAGCACATTCTCCGAGTGAACCCCGGCCAACGCTTCCGGCGTCTCTGCACGGCTCGTCCTAGCCGAAATAAAAGCCTCGCTCGGGGCCGCGTTCAACTCAACACGGTCAGATTTAACCGTAAGCAAAACCTTCAACTGCGGCGGCAGTTCATTAATCCAACGCTTCAACTCCGCAAACAAAGCATCAAACAGCTGGCCGCTGGTCGGCGCTGTCACAACAACCTTATTCGGGAAACGCAGCAAAACAAACCACAGCATAATCCAACTGGCCGACGTGGACTTACCCGTGCCGTGGCCACTGCGAATGCTAACCTTGCGCTCACCGTCTGCAACAGCCCGCAGAAACTCAGCCTGATAATCGTGCGGGGTAGCGCCCAGCACCTCCTGCACAAACAACGCAGGGTCGTCGCGGTAACGCAGCACAAACTCCTCAAGCGGATTATCATTGCTCATCGGTGACATCCTCGTAATCCGCGTCAATAGCCATCGCCTCACGCTGGCGGTCCTCAGCGTCAATCTGAGCCAAGTCAGCATTAACCTTGCGCAGCGCGTCCAAGTGCATGTCGCTCACGCTAATCGTAACATTGGTCTGAGGCCGATTGCCGTAGCGCTCCTGATTATACGAGCCAGCCATAAACTTGCGCCACTGCACCTTCTCACGCGTGGCAGCAATCTCCTGCGTTGAGCTGCCGCCATCTAACGCGTCAACCATCTCCAAGCCCTGCTCAACCAACGCGTCAGCCGCCTCCTGCCGAGCCTTGTTTATCACGGCAGTATATTCCGGCACCTTGTGCAGTGCCGTGCTGACGTAACCCCTGCTGCACTCGTAATGGGTCGCAAGTTGCGCCATTGTGCCACCAGAAGAAAAATATTCGAACAGATACTCTGCGCCGCCTTGCTTGGTGACATCGGACAGTATTCGCTTTTGTAACGCCTTGCCTGCCATTTGACTAACTCCAGTTTTTTATAATTTTACGCTGGGTGGCATGTGATTGGCAAGGGGGTACGGGGGGTGGCACCCGTGTGTGTGAATTGTATAATAATAACACTACCCGGCAAATGCTTGACCGGGGGGGGCATTGTATACCGTTGCATCTCATTGTTCGCCATTTAGCAAATGCAGAACAATTGCATACCGAGTAAAACAATCGGGATTGCATTGTTCGCCATTGTTCTGCTCGGTACTACATTTGGCAAATGCAGAACAATTGCATACCGAGTAAAACAATCGGGATTGCAATGTTTTGCTCGGTACTACATTTGGCAAATGTCAAACAATGGCGAACAATCGCCAGCTGGTTGTTTTACTCGGTACTGCATTTGGCAAATGCAAAACAATGCAAGACATTGTGCCGCGCATTGTATTACCTCGCATTCCAGATATTGCAATTGAACGCTTGTTCAATTACGCGGGCGCGCCTCTGCGCTGCGCTGTTGAGGTGTGTTGCGTGAAGGTAAATTAGTTTGTGACGTAACGTCACTATTGCGCGGCACATATGCTTCACATATACAGTAAGCACAACACAAACAAACATGGAGACAATCAAATGCAAATCAAACCAATCGCATCGAACATGACAGAGCTGCAAATCTTGGGCATGTCTATTCTTTTCTCTTATCAAACTCCGGTCGCCGGATGGGACGACAAGGGCGCATTTCGTACAGAACAAAAGTTTAGCGCCACAACGTCAAAGCACATCAACAAGTATCTTGGCGGCAAAGATATAGGACGCACTGTTCCCCAATCATATATCACCGGGCTTGTTGACTTTGCAGAGGATACAACAATGGAGGCATTGATAGCATGACGCGCCGCCAAGCAAAACAAGTGCGCCAGCAAGTCAAGGCAATCTTAACTCAAGTTAGCCTTGGCCTTGCTGCCGGGCTTATCATCGGCGCTGTATTAGCGCTCAATCTGTAAAGGGGAAGTAAATGTTTAAGGTTACAACAATTATGAAGACGCCATCTGGACGCTATAGCTTTGTTGGCCGCGTCCACGGGAGCCTGTTAAACTCTAGCTTTGCAACATTAGAGGAGGCTAAGATCGCGGCCATTGACTGTATGATCGAGATTGGTGAGACATTCCCCGTCGCATTATCGCCTAACGTAAAGTAAGCCGCACCCACAACACAACAAAACGCCCGGCCACCGCGCCGGGCTTTTTTAATGCACAGTCTGCCCCGTGTTGATTAAATCGCTTTCGTGTAATTCCATCAAAACTTCGCCAAGCGCCTGCATTAATCGCGCCGGGCTTGTCTCATTCAATCGTTCTTCGCAATAGTCCACCAGAAGCCCGGTCTCAATCTCGGCCGCATCATCATCCACGCAAGTGAGCAGCACGCGAAAGTCTATTTGGTACGACATAGGCCCGGCCCTTTAAATATGCCCGGCGCATGGATTGGGACAAGCGCCGGGCCAGTTTAGGCGCGGCCTTGGGAGGAACGACGCGCCATGCGCATTTATAGCCACACACAAGCCCAAAGCGCAAGTTTATGTGGTTTGGTCCATCTCCGCGCCAAGCGCCATATATCCCGCACTATCAACGCTGCTATCGTGATGTGGTCCATTCCTAAGCCGTGCCACCTTGAGAAGCGTCATCATGCGACATACATCTCCAGCGGTGATGCTCACCTCCGGTCCGAGATACGCTGACCACATCTGCGCAATGCAACCGAAATTTTCTTGCGGCGTTCCATAGTCTGATTGACGCTGGCCGTTAATCAATTCGCTAGCCTCTTTTAAGACGGCGCTTCTTATATTCTCACCCATTCCCATTCTCCATTTCAAACTTGCGCCGCAGGATTGCATCACGCTCGGTTGCGTTCCATCGCGGCAATGTTGGATCAAACCTGCGCCGATTGGCGAAGCCCTCAAGCTCTGCTAAATCCCGGCAAGCGTCAAGCCTCGATCTAAACCCCTGCAACCGCTCGACCCCTTTGTGATAGCCAGCAGGACGAACAATAGCCTCGCCCTTCTCAATCTTTTGCTTAACCCACTTAGCCCAATCATATCCCATATATTAAACCTCACGTTTTTTTGTGTGTATTATTTGTATGAATACCTAAAGGTAATTCATACAAATAATACAAAAACACCACTTGTATTAATACTGTATTAAAAGCGTATTATTTGTACTAAACACACCACGAAACCCCTTGTTTATATGGCCCAACAATTAATACACATTTAATACACCCACCCCAAACCGCTCAAACCATATTTTCTGCCGCGTAAAGGCAAAGCAAGGCAGCTTCAGCCCGTCCATCGTCTTTCGCCCTGCCAAAGTCGCTGGCGTTATCCGGGAAGCGCTGCATTGCCAAGCCGCGCGACACACCTTTATCCCGGCTCAATCCAAAGTAGCCTTTCCATTTTGCAGGCGTTACGAATTGCACGGGCAGCCTGTTTGCAGCGCATCCCATTTGAAGCATTCCATAGCCCTCACCAAATCGAAACATGCTGGACACACCTTGGCCGCGCATCGCAGCCACTTGCTCGATCACGGCAAGGCAACGCTCGCCGCTTTCGTTCTGTAGCACGTCCAGCAATGCTGGGCAGTTTATGACCGTTTTACCTTTGGTGTTTTTGACCGTTGGCATGTCATGCACTTCCAGCCTGCCTGTATCGGTCCAATATAAAGCCACGGCCCCAGTAAACCCCGGATCGCATCCATATATGAGCATCAATCAGCCCTCGGTTGCTCTATATGCTCCACGATTGTGGCGGCTTTTTCTAGCGCTGCGCTCCGGCAGAACGCGCTAAACGATAGCCCTGACCTGCGCGCGGCTTCTGTAATTATGCGGTCATATTCTTCTGCGAAGTTGATTAAGCGTTTTTTATCTGACATTTTATCCACCTTTATATCCACCTTTTCCATTTGATTTGTTTATATATGTTTAAAATATCGGGAGCCAGTGAAAAATATACTTGCAGATATATTTTTTCCGTGTTTATACTGGCGGCACAACACAAATAAGGGAATTGAACAAATGACAAACGAAGCCAAACCATCCGCAAAAGACATTGCCCGCTGGGAGCGTATCAAGCAAGAAATGCTTGACCGCGCAGACATTGTTGCTGAATTTGCAGATGATGAGCGTGAGGCGCTAAACGA